CCTGGGATTTCCTTCATACCTGCTTTTTTAAGTGCAGTTGTAGATGCTGAACTAGTAGCTACTACAGGTTTATCGGTTGAGGTAGTAGGGTCATCAAATAATGCTTCATCAACATCTTTTTTACCTTTATTTAATTTCTTTTTAGCTGATTCTAGTTTTTTAATATCAGCATTTAATTCTTTAATTTTTTTAGGATTAACAGAATCTTCTTCGAGTTCAGTTAAAGTAGTTAACGCTTTAAGTTTTTTCTTGCGCTTGGTAATTTCTTCATCAATTTTTTTACCCATAGCTTTTTTCTTAGCATCTTCACCTACTTCTTCAATTTCTTTCATATTAAGTGCTTCCTTAATAAGAGTAGATATTGTTGAGCGTAATTTAGATTCTTCTAAAGATTCATTCATTGAGTTATATGGGGGAAGATCTACTTCAGTCCAACCTAACCATGCACCTGCTTTTAGTGCTGCTTGATAGTATTCTTCAGCTTTTGTTAAGTCACCTTCACTGTATGCTTCTAAACCTTTTTCGTAATATTCATTAGCCTGGGCCATACTTTCCATATCCGAATCTCTATCACCATCTGAATCATCATACATTGCTGATTCGCTTAGATTACCGTATCCTGAAGATTTATATTTACCCTTAGCTGGTTTTGATTCGCCTAATCCTGGGGCATCTGTGGTGTAACCTATGCCTTTAATACCAAATTGAGCATTTTCAACATAGTGGTTAATATTTTTAACTAAATTTTTAGCCACAATAGACTTTACTTCATCTACACTTTTATCCTTATTTTTAGGATCTTTAATTTCAGCATAGTATCCTACTAAAAATGCTTGACCATAAACATTATCAATGTTTTTAGGATCTTTATAATCATAGCCTTGAGTAGCCATATCGGTTACTTCTTTAGTAGTTTCTTTTTCTATAGCTTTAGCTTCTTTAGCTTCAGTTAAGTTTTTTAGGTACTGTAGGCCAAAATCTTCTATGTTTTTCTTTAACAGCTCATATTGGGCTATCATTTCTTCATATTGGGCATCATCCTCTTCTTCCCCTTCATTTTGAGGCTTTTTAGCATCTTTAGCTGCTTGTTTCATAGATTCTTTTTTATTGCCATCGTTATCTAAATCTAAGAAATCAGGTTTAGCTTTTTTAGCTTCTGTTGTATTTTCAAATTTAATACCACTAGTAGCTCCTTGTTGTAAAGCCATTACTACATCAAATTCTCCAACATTAAATTTAGAAGCGGCATCTTTCATTGAAACACGACCTGCATTTTGATTATAATATTCAACAGCTTTTTTGATGTTTTCTTGATTTTTAGCAGTATCATCTTCTTTAAGTTTATTCATATTCTCATTAAAGATAGAATGCCAATCAGGTGTTTTACCTTTAGTAACTACACCACCAATACCCTCACTTAAAATACTTTTATTTTTTAAGATACCAACAGCATCATCATATGATGTATATTGATTTACGTATTCTGGGAAGATATTGCGTACTGATTTCATGAAGAAATCTTTATTGCCCTTACCTTCTTTAATAAGGTTATATTGTTCTTGAAGTGTTTTCATTGTGTTTATTGGGGTTGAAAAAGTTCTATTAAATCATCTAAATATTCCTTAGCAGTACTAGTACTATAACGTAAATCATACGATGGATTAGCTTTATAGTAATTTAATGTATCTTGTTTAGCTGCGGATATTAATGGGATGAGCTCATTAATTTGAGACTCAAGTTTATCATAATCTGTAATGCGGCCAGCTACATGCTGTTTTAATTCTTTATCGTCTATACCAAGACTATCAAGATAACTTTGTAAATCAAATGCCGCTTCTTCTTTAAGCGGTTTACCCCATAAATGTTTTATAATAAATTTAGATTTTTTATTTAATTGGGATTGATTTACTTTTTTAAAACCTAACTTATCTACATAATAATTTTTAGCTACCCCAGCAACCGGAGTAGGATATGACATATCCTGTCCCGGAGAATAAGAAGCACCAGTACCCGTAGCACTCATTTCTTTAATAGTAGTGCGAATAAGTTCTTTTATGTGTTTGGGGAGAGTGGTCATGAAATTTGTTTTAATTCTTCTAACAATTCATAATATTGGAGTAAACTAACCATATGATCATTAGTTACTGGGGATGTTTTGTCTAATTCAGTTAAGAATGTGGTTACTTCTGTTAACTTAATTTTGGTTACAGCATCCTTAATATTAGGAAGAAGTTGAAGGATTTCTTCTTTAATTTCAGATATCTTAGTGTTGTAAAAAGTTTTTAATTTTACAACCGAGTCAGTAGAATTGATAAATTCTTTTAGGACTAGTTTTTGGTTAGAGTTTAAGTTATTATACTTAGTATTAAACTTTTCTAAAAGAATCTTATATGTTAAAGTGCGTAAATCTTTATCATATGATTTAAATTCTTCCATAACTTCTTCTTCTACAGTCTTTTTATCCACATTAGAAGAAGTCAAATGCTCTAATAAAGTTAACTTATTGTTAATAATTTGATTAGGATTTGAAGGAGAATTTTGGGTATAATTTTCTAATAAAATATATATAGAAGCTTGGGTTTTATAATTAGGAAGTTTAGTTTTAAAAAACTCATCTATATTATAGTGTTGCTTAACTTCTTTTATCAAATTATATTTTTGTCTTTTTAATACGGACTGGTTAAGGTGTTTAGCCGAGTCAATGACTGTTGAGATAACTATATCTGCTTTGGCTTCACTAATGTTGGTATGCTTTAGGAGAGTTTCATATAGTTTATATTCTCTTCCTAATTCAGTTTTGATAAAATGTTTTTTAAGAATATCAACAGCCTTAGATTCTTTGTTAGATAGTGTATCAGATGTAATCTGTCTTACTAACAATTCAAAAATAATCCCAGTATTTTTGTATTTGGAATGTTTGATTTCCATCAAATTTTTTATTATAAATATATATGAGCCCTTATTCCTTTATTTGAGATTCGTCTAATAGTGATTCCTTTTCCTTATCAGTATTAAATACTAATTTTTTGTTTAGACTTTCAAATAAAATTCTATTTTTAGATAATGAAGAGTGGGCTGTTTCTAAAGCTAAAGGTGAGCCTCCTTTAAAATTATTTTTTAAATTTTTATCCTCACCAGTATCATCACCTTGTTTCATACCCATTGCTCCTAATCTATCTTTACCAAGTGCATTGTCTTGGGTACCAATATCAGAAACTTTCTCTTCAGGACGACCTTGTTCTAAATCCTCTCCATATCCTGCAGGTACTCCTTCGGAATTACTAGCATATCGACCTTTACCATATAAATAAGCTAAATCATGTGGGGTACCATAAGATTTACCAGATTCAACAGGATCGTTACCTTCATTTTCAATTTGTTTTAATCTGAAGATACGTTTTTGGTCTTGGATAATTAGATCTCTATATTCATCGTATTGATCTTCACTGAGGTGGAATATGTTATCATAGATCCAATCTGTGGGGAGCAATTTACCATCAACTATGTTTTTAGCTAAATCTACTTTTTCTTTCATCAATGCTATTCTCTCTTGGTCATAAATGATTGAAGGAGTAGTTAATGAAATTTCAAAGTTGGTTAGATTATCACCTTTGTAACCCTGTGTATATAAATGTACTAAAGCAATTTTATACAACTCAGATAACATAATACGTTGTATGCGGTCAATAGTACGAGCAAAACGAATATCTTCAGCTGCTAATGTTGCTTTACCAGTTAAATCTTTTTCATAGCCCATAAATGCTTTAGGTACTTTTAGAGCAGCAAATAGTTTATCTCTTAAATAAACTACGTCATCCATACCTGTATATTCTAAGCCTTTAGTAGGTTCAATTCTAGTAGTAGTATCATTACCTCTAACTGGTATGTAAAAGTCCTCTAGTGAGTTTTGGAGGTTATATTTTAAATTGTATTCCCCACTTTCAGGATCCATGTATGGGGTGCGCTTCATAGAAGTAATAGTCTTCTGCATGAAGTTTTCAACTTCATTTGGAGGAATAGAACCTACATTAACATAAAAAATACGTTTTTCTGGGGCGCGGACAATACGGTGAATGAGCATTGCATCTTCCATAAGTACGTATTGCTTAAATAGCTTACGAGCTGGTTCTAGATATGAGCGGCCGTATGGGAGGTAATTGACATCAGTCATGAGTCTAAAGTGAGCCATTTCATAATTGTCAAAATACAAAGCATTTTCATCTTGTTTCTTATAGGAACCAAAAGAATTTGGAACTCCATAATATCCTGTTCCTCCAGCATATCCATCAGGATTAAACTTAAATCTAATAGCAGCCGGGGAATCTCTATCATATCCCTCTTCACGCATTATATGATATGCTGTGTATGGAATAACATTGTAGACTCCAAATTTTTCTGCGATTTCTAGTTTAAGGAAAAAATCACCGTATTTACACATTTGGCGAACCCAAGACCAAAGATTAAATTCAATATTCAATACATCATAAAATAAATTATAAAGTATTCTTTGAACATCTTCATCACTACTTCTTATTTGAAGTACTTCTCCCATGTCATTTTTAAGAGTACACTCATCTGCTATTATATCTAATGCTGAGGAAATAATGGCATCAGTATCCATAGAATCATAGTCTGAGTAAAGTTGAGGGCGAAGATACTGGTAGTTAAGATTTAATTGGGAGCCATATAATGAAGTGGTGTTGGTGGAATAGATTCGATTAAAACGATCCATAAGGGAATTATTCATGTATTCCCCAGTAGTTTGGATGCTATTAACATCCATTACTTTTAATTCATTCCCCCCGGCATTACGAATTATTACATCAGTAGAAAATAAACGTCTTAGTCGGGTAAATATATTTGTATCTGCCATTTTTGGGTTTGTTTATAAATAAATATTAGAATAACCACCTTAGGTCTTCTTGTTGACCTTTTATACCCATATTATACGGATTATTTTGAGAACTCCCACCATAAATGCCCTTAGATGCATTATTTGTTGAAGAAATATTATTTAAAGCGGTTCGAGTCATATCTAAACTCTGTTGTTGAAACTTTAGTGATGTGTCTCTTAAAAACATAGCCATCCCAAAACTCATTACCAAGTCATCATTGTAACCAGATTGAGCTTCAGGGCGACCGTTTTTCCAAACGAACACCTTCATTTCTTCCAATAAACGTTTTGATTGAATAGTCACAGAGCGATCACCGATATACTCTCTAAATTTATTTATAACCAAAGGTCTGGTTCTTAAAGACATTGTAAATCCAGGAGTCATTGAAGAATCTCCTTCATATACTCTTAAATAAGATTCAGCGGTAAGTTGTTCACTTTTGGGTGAATGATAAAGATTTCTGTATCCTCTTTCAATTATGGAGTCTAATGTAGCCCAACCTATGTTAGCATTTTCTACTACTAGTAAAGCATTATTATACTCAGATGCTAATCCTACTAAGAAATAACCAAATTCTTTAGGAGGTAATTGACCTCTATATTCAGCTACTTGAATGTTAGTTGCAATGTCAATCACATGAGCTGCAGAAAAGTCTTTGCCATCTCCTCTAGCTACGTCAGCAGTAATGATATAATCACGAGTATAGTCTGCTGGTTCCCATACCCATAGATTTTGGTCGGCTCCTCGTTTTTCAATAGGGTCCTTGATGTTAGTTTCTTTAATAAAATCTATCCATTCAGGATAAAATACTACATCGCCTGAGGTGCTAAAGTCACAGTCACACTCTTGTGCTGCTATTCTAGGATCACCTAATAATTCATCTTGTTTTTTTCTCCAAGCATCATCACGTTCAGGGTGAACAAACCATGGAAGTTTAATAGGCAAAAAATCATTTTCTTGAGATTCTGCTCTAACCCATGTTTGGTGAAACCAGTTACCTGTGCCATATGGTGTAGATAATACTATAGCTCCACCACCCGTTGCTAAGGTTTGTTGGGCTGAAGCCCAGATTTCACCAATTCCTTCAATAAATGCTGCTTCATCTACAATAAGAAGAGATACTGCTTCTGATCGACCTGCATCACTACTAGCAGAAGTAGCTTTAATTTGAGAGCCATTACTAAGGCGTAAAGATAATTTGTTGTTCTCTTCAGCAGGTACTTTTAGCCAAGATGGTAAATTTTCAAACATGAATTTAACCTTGGTAACCATGTTACGGGCTGTTTCCTGTTTGGTAGCTATACAAAGTACATTTTTATCTTTATGAAACAACATTAGCCACAGAGAATAACCTGCAGCTAATGTTGAAATTCCTAGTTGTCGAGATTTAAGAACTATAGAGTATGGATTATCTTTCCATAAATTTAATACTTTACCTTGAAATGGGTAAAGATTAAAATGCACTCTACCTCGTTGAGGGTGTTGAATAAAGCAGTATTTGTTCATAAAGTGCGCCGGGTTAGTGGCGCACTTTACAAATTCTTCACGAATTATTTCCCTTATGTTAGGGGAATCACTCATAACTAGTTAAGGTTAATTATTTATTAAGCGAGTTGTATAAATCTGTGATATACGCTGCTTCTTCAGGTGAATAATTATTATCACCTTTTACGAATTTTTTAGCTAATGTAGCACCCATAGTCATTTTAGATCTCATTTCATCATCGTATACTTTTGGGCGACCTCTTTCACCGGTACCAACAGGAGCTTTTTCAGCTTTATCTTTAGTAAATCCAGTTTTTTCAACTACACCAGCCATTTCTAAACCATTAACAATTTGGTTTACAGCTTGTTGGTCACCACCAAAACCACCACCTGATGAGATTTCAGTTTTTGGGGCTCCAGGATTGTCTTTAAGGAAGTTAACTACACGAGTAGTACGAGTAGACGCCTGGACGTTAGATGGAAGCTTATCAAGTGCTTCTTTGTAGTTATCAGTAAGTTTATAACCTACTGAGATGCGAGCCATTTCATCAACAGCCATTTCATCAAGGGTTTCTTTGATGAGAGATTTTAAAAGATCGAGTTGTTTCATTCTATTTTAGGATTTAAAAATGTTTTGTTATAAATATTAAAATTCTAAACAAAATTTAATTTGTTTAATCCTTTCCTCTGTAGTGCCAGAAATGATACCAAAATGTTTGATATTATATAAATTATCATTAATAAGATGTTTAATATTAATATCAATTAATTCACGATAATCAGCATTAGTTGTTCTAACACCATTATCTTCAATTTGAACCCCTATAGGAGAAACATAAAATACATAATCATATTCTTTAACAAATTGACTAGCATATTGAATAAATTTTATTTTTTCTACACTATCAATTGATTCAGCACATTGAGCAAATGCCATTACATCAATTACTGTTCTATCAGTGATAACATTTTCTCTCATTAACTCAGAACAACGTTCAGCTAAGAATATTGTTTGACCTTTTAATGTACTATCAGTGTTTAATGGAATACCTAAATCACGTAAGTATTTACTACGTTCAGTAGCAAAGAAATAATCTTTAAATTCAGGTAATTCTTTTAAAGCATGCACAAGTGTTGATTTGCCAACACTCATTGTTCCAGTAAATCCTATCTTCATATTCTAAAAATAATAAAAAAGGCCTGCAAAAGCAAGCCTAATTTAAAGTTTTATTTTAAAAATTAAAAATCAAAATCTTCACCTTCTATAAATCCACTTACATCACCCGTTCCCCACTGGAATCTCCATTCTCCATTTGTTTCTTGTGCATAATCAGGAATAGTATCTTCTGCAGGGCGGCCTATTATATCATTTTCCCAAAATTCTGCTTTAGTAATCTCTTCACCTTCATCATAGTCCATCAATATAGCATTAGGATTTTGTGGTGATTCTTTCCATTTAAAGGTATCATAATTAATCTTAATGTTCTCAACTAAGACTTTTTTTTGATTATATTGAGCCTCAGTAATAACACCTGCTAATTTTTGCATTTTAAGAAATTCGTTGTTCATTGTTTTAGTATGTTTTATTATAAATATTAAAAAAAAAATTAAGATCGCGATCCTTTACCGATGCTACTTTTAAACCAAGGCAACCCAACTCCATCTTTTCTAGCTTTTTTCCAACTATCTTTGGTATGTTGAAAACCATTTATAAAATATTCTTCTTTACCATTAGGATGAATTATAGCAGGACCATCCCAATTATGGAGTTTACCATCTTTCATATAACGAACTGTACCATCTGTGGATGTATACTTTTTAACTTGCAGTGTTTGATCTATTGGCATAATTTTTTATTTACTTAATTAAACTTTCGGCTACATAAATTCCTTGAGCACCACTAACTGTAATACCACGAGCAGATAAAGCGTCACCTACAAAGTGTACATTTGGAAATTCACTTAATGACAAATCATCATAACGAACTAATGGTTCAGGAGACAAATACTTTACTTCAGGAATATACATTCCCCAATCATCTCCAAATTCAAATACTTTGTTCATTTGGTCGATAAAATCAAGAATGTAATCAGCATATTCACCCATTGCTTCTTTGAATACTTCTAAAGCATCTGGTGCTTGTGATGAAGCTACTTTATTTCCTTCTGATGTTAATGATGACTCTCTAAATTTATTTGGTGAATAGTATAATCCTGTTCCTATTAATCTATCTTGGCATTTTTTAACTACATCTCTTGACCATTCAAATGGATTATCAATACCTTTAATTTCCATCAGAATGCCAAAGTTAGTCATATCATTTCTAAATTCTTCACCTTTCTTAGCATGACCATTATAAGTAATATCACCATATGTTTCCTCTACTGCAACGTAAGCCGCGTTATTATTAGTGCAGAATGAGCGTAATGATACATTATCAAACTTTTGATATAGTTTAAAATCATAACTGATATCGATTAGTTTTTGGAAGTATTTTTGTGGTGCTTCAAAACGTACTCCAATTTGTACTGATTTAGGTTCAGTTGGTAATTTATATTCATTTGATAATGATTGAGCAAAATCAATGCCTGATTTGCCTACTGCGAATATTAAAGAATCATACTGTATTGTAGCATTATGAGTATATATTCTATTATTATTAAAATCAATATCATCTACTTCAGTATTCCATTCAAAATTAACACCTTTATCAACTAAATATTGATACCATGCTTTAGCAATCTCATGTAGATAATTTGAACCAATATGCCATACTGGGAATAAGCGTAATCCAAAATATGGTTTAATGAATTCAGGTTCTGCTTGTGGGTCAGAGCAAAAGATTTCTTCTGGTTTAGGGTGAAAACGTCTGAAGTTATTAATGACTTGATCCATTAATTCCATTGCTTTCTCTTCACCACAGTATTTTGATAGCACACCTCCGATTGCAGTATGGTATGTTAATTTACCATCACTCCAACCACCAGCACCTAACATGCCTGTCATTACCTCTTCAGGTAAGCGGTTATGTGGATCATTACCTTTGTCTATAATGGTGATTAATCTACCAGGATAACCATTATCAACTAATTTGGTAGCTGCGTTTATACCAGCTACTCCTGCACCTATAATTACTATTTCTTTATTCATACAATGTAAAGATAATAAATTTTGTTATAAAATCCAAAATAAAAGTGGCACCTTTTTAGGGGTGCCACAGCTACCATGTTTTTGTTTCTTATTAGAGCGACAGGCTATGAATCTGTCTATAATTTAATAATTAATCACCAAAGAGAATTAGTTGAACCTTCTTCACTTTCATAATGTTTTATAACATCTGAGAATGAAGCATGTTCTCCATTATCGTTTCGGGAAATTCTAGGGCCTTCTTCATAAAAATCCATAGTATAATACTTGTTAAACCATTTAGGAGGTATAGGCCAATAATGTTTAGCAGAATCTAAAGATTCTTCTACTTGATTCTCATATGCAAATACTTCTACAGCATCACCCATATCACCTTTAATATCATCAGGTAATCCTTTTTCATTTTTAAGATCTAGAGCTTTTTGCCCACCCTCAGTTCTTACATCATCTACAATTACAGTATCACCTTTTTTAAAAATTCCAAAATCTTGAGTAGCAGTGTATTTTCCAGGTTTTACTTCTTTAAAAGTTAAATCTTCTCCTTCTTTAATACTAACAAATCTTCCTTTAGAATCTCTAGGGCTAATTCCTTTAACCTTACTGATATCTCCAGCAGCAATTTGTTGGTTTATTGTTTGGGCTTTTTTCAAAGCTTGAGTATATACACTAATAATTTTAGATATTTCTGGGTTGTTATCTAGCATGTCTCTAGGGAAGAGTTTTTCTAGGTCTGTTAACATGTCTTCTAAAGTTTTTTCAAATGCTTTAGTTTTTGTGTTCAAAACAGCCATATTTGAAGCTAGCTTAGGATCTTTAATTCCTTCAATATCACCAGAAAAAGCTTTTTTTACATTAGATAAGCCAGTTCCAACATACGCTGCTCCTCCTTTAACTTTAGCTTTAACTCTATCAAAAATGCCTTCATTTATAGTTTCATTATACTCAGTGTCAGAAATTACACCAGCTAATTTTTGCATTTTTAAAAATGATTCGTTCATTGTTTATAAATTTTTAATTTTAATGTTCCTGTTCCTTTAATTACACGATGCCATTCGTGTTTAGGTATAAATATTGGTTGATTTATAGAAGTTGGCAATTGATTTTCAAGCTGTAATTGCCAGTCTGTTTCTCCTATTATTTCTATTGTGCGGTCTTCTTTATCACGATGCCATTTTAGTTCAATAGGGTCTATATTTTCGTTAAACTCACGAATAATATATTCACTAGTAACTTCTATATCTTGATATGGGGCAGTTTGATTATTTTGGAGCATTATCATGTCCGCATTTATGGCAAATATATAAATCGTCTCCACCATCTGCAATCTTCCATCTCCAACCACAATTATCACAAATGATTTCTGTGTTTGTTACTAATTCTTTTAGTATGTTTATAAATTTAATCATTTGGTTTTCCCCCATTTTTTACCTTTACCTTTTGTTTTACATTGAGCAGGTGTAGGACGACATGAAGGATATTTGGCACGCTTTTCACCTTTCTTTCTACCACAAGGCTTACACTTACCATCTCGGCATGTATTACAATCTACCCACCCACCTTCTTTACCAGGTGCTCCTTTACGTTTAAACCAAGTACGAAGAGTTTCTTTCTTAGCCTCGGTTAGCCCTTCTTCTAAAATAATTTGTTTTAATATGTCTGTAAGTTTAATCATGAGTTATTAGTTTCATCTTCTATTTTAGGTTGAAACCAATTTGAGCACCATTTAGATGGGTCTTTAATTTGATTACCTTCATCATCAATCAACTCATTAGTACCCTTATATTTTTGGTACTCCTTATTATTACAGTAGTGTTTATCATCTTTCATGTAATAATATTCACAAACATGACAACCAAATCCTACAGGGGAGAACATGTATGGGGGATACTCTTCACCCTCACTATGTTCTTTTAGTTGGGTTTTAAGTAACCATTCTGTTATGTTAAATTCTTTTTTCATCTATTTGGTTGTTATAGTTTAGCTAGTGTTATATCGCCTATAAGTTTAAAGTATTCTACTCCTGTAATTCTTCTTATGTCAGCAATAATTTCGTCTTTAACTTTATCTTTGGTTAGTCCTCCTTGTCCCTTACCCATATAAGGATGTGGATCTACCTTAATACTCAATATTGATTCAGTATCACTAGGAGAGATTTTCTCTCCTTGTGCTGGTTTGGTAGATACAATTGTTATCCCAGTTAAAGCTCTAATATCAGATAATACTTCTTCTTTATTACGTTCAGCAAGATTTATTGATAAAATACCTTTAAATTTAAAAACAGTTGAATCGTTTTTCTTTTCAGAAACTAATTCAAGGTTTTTTTTTTCTAAGATCAATATCTCATTTAATGCTGCTTCGTATTCTTTTATAGCTGATTCATCATCCATTTTATCTTTTTTATATGGATTTTTAATCAAATAGTTACCCATTTCATCTTTGGTAACTTCTAAATCTAAAGGAACCATAGATTGTCCACCCACATTTACTACTTTTTGACCTTCAACTCCTTTTTTAATGGATATCCTAATGTTTTGAGGAAGTTTATCCTGGAGCATTTTGGTCAAACTAGGGAAATTTTGGGTTTTCTCGTATGATTGTCTGCCTCTTTCAAGGTATCCTAATGCAATAGGAACTTTAGCATCTACATACAATTTGTCTCCATAAAATTTAATAAGATCTTTAAGTTGATCTCTAACACTTTTTTCAAGTGTAAAGAACTCAGGAACAAATCTTCTTCCTGATGATGAGCCTGGGGTTGGTTTGAAGGAGAATCTATTCATCTCGGATAGAATCTCTCTGATAATGTGTTTAATAAGAGTTTTATTCATAATAATACATATTTTATCACCAAAATCCTGAAAAAGTGGATTTCAGTCCTAAGAGTTTAGAATATCTGGGTAATCTGCAAGACCAATAACTAGGTTTGGTTTTGTCAGTTTTTTGTGAACATTTATGGCGAGCAGCAAATGCTTTTCTGGCTTTAGGGTCGTTTATTTTAGCAGACATTCCTACTTGACCAAATGATACCTTTTTAATATTTTTGGTTTTAGGGTCTCTTACATAAACATAAAATTTCTTTGAGCCACCACGCTTTGGTTTTCCTAAAGGTGGATTTTTCTTTTTCTTTTCTGCTTCTTCTAGATCATCTACAATTTCCATTATAGGAAAATCTAGAGGAACAATTTTTCCTTCAAATAATCCAACTGCACCTAGATTTGTTTCTTCAAATAATTCTTTATCAGTACCATTTAAAGTAATAATACCTTTTTCCCATAGTTTTCTGGTTTCGATTACTAGGTTAATGTGAGAGGTTGATGCGGCGCGAAATATACTCTCATTAAGAGGTATATGATTGTCTATATGGTATCTTAAATTTTCGGATATGGGAAGATCGTATTGCTTAGACTCGTTTAATATAGGAGCTTTATTGCATTTACCTTCACATCCACACCCACAATCATGATCAAGAGTTTTCATGTGATTTCTATTTGAGTTATAAATCTAATTCTAACTTTATCACCAATTTTAAAAGATTTAGTGACATCTAAATTGTTTCCTGTTTTTATTAGATTAACTAATAACGGATAAAAATCTATCAATCCTAAACCTTCTTTTAATTGAGTATTTAGTGTAAGAGAATCACCACCCTCTAATAATTCTTGAGTGATGGTGTGTCCTAGCGATAAATAGTATAAAATTTCGCTAGAAACTATTCTTAGTTCTATGTCAGGTAAAGAAGTATTTGTAACAAAACAGTAAAATTTATCAGGAATGTTAGGACAAAATGAAGTTTGGAGATGAAGATTAATAGTATTATTTTGAGAAGATTTAACCTCTACTTGTTTAGTGTCTATTAATATATCATCATGCCCCCTTTCAGAAAATATACTATGAGATAAGCAATAATTGACTATTACTTGCTCTATCTTTTTACCTATATTGCTATGCTCTCCTGTAGAATATTGTTTCCAATTGTATATAGTGTATACAGAAGAAGTAAAAACCTGATTTATAGGACCCAAGTGCTCACCATAATGATCATAAGTATATTGAGATAACTCAGTAAAATACTCAAGTTTAGTTTGGGTAGAACTTTGAGTAGGTAATGACTCGAAGTTAATCATAGAAAACTTATTAGAAAAATATAATAAAAAATTAGCGATTAGCCAAAATTTTA